GCTTTATTTCCGGTCTGACGTGGTACTTCACGACGCCGGATTATGGCGTTAAAGAATACAATGTTGACATCATTGCTAACTCAGAATCGCAAGCACAACTGAGCTTCAATGAAGTTTACAACATGGTCGAACGGCACTGGGCGAAACTTAAAGGTCAGTACTATAAATCAAGAACAGAAATATCAAACCGCAAAACCAGCAGCTACATTCGGTTTAACACATCAAACGCCGCGACCAAAGCCGGGAAACGAACAGCATGCCTCATCTTTGATGAGGTTTTTGCTTATCAGGATTATTCGCTAATCAACGAGTTTATCTCGTCGTTCGGCAAGCGGCCGCATTCGCGGCTTTTCATAATCACATCGCAAGGCTTAGTCCGCGAAGGAGTCTTGGATCAGGAGCTTGTGATCGTTGAGGATGTACTGAACGGAGAGAACGATGCCATTGGTCTTTGTCCCTTGATCTACAAGGTCAGCTCTAAAGAAGAGGTCCTTGACCGTGGATGCTGGGAGAAAGCGAATCCGTCGCTGCCATACCTTGAGAGCTTGCAGACGATGCTCGAACAGCAATTTGCGGCGATCCGTTATAACAGTGAGCAGGAAGAAGCGTTTTACACGAAACGCATGTCATGGCCGAAACAGGGCCGCGAGATGATCGTCGCGACGCATGACGAACTCATGACGGCGAGCGGCCCGATTGATGTCGACTTGACCGGCATGGAGTGTGTCGCCGGCCTCGACTACGCGCTCTTGTCAGACATGGCGAGCGTCGGCTTGCTGTTTCGCGTCGACGATAAACGCTATTGGATACAGCGCAGCTGGATTTGCCGCGAGTCCGCTGACTGGCCGCGAATCAAAGCGCCGCTCGATGAGTGGCAGGATCGCGGCGACTTGACCATCGTGGACGGTCCGCAGATCGACCCGTTTTTAATTGCCGACTGGCTGACCACGCAGATGACAAAATACTCAATCAGGACGTTGGCGATTGACAATGCGCGATATGCGCTCATGCGCGAGGTGCTGGAACAGATCGGCTTTAACTACGACAGAAAGATCGGCAACGTCAAGCTTGTCCGACCCTTGCAGATCGCGAGCGTCTCGCCGGTGATCGAATCGTGGTTCAGGACGGGGGTCATCTGTTGGGGCGATGTGCCCTTGATGCGCTGGGCGACAAACAACACGAAGAAAGTCAGGATGCGGGCCGAATCCGCGTCCGGGAACTACAAATACGACAAAATCGAACCGCGCTCACGCAAGACCGACCCTTTCATGGCTTTGGTTCACGCCGCGACGGTGGATGAAGACCTGCAACCGACGACAAGCAGCTGGGCGCTAGAGCTGCCTGTGTTGACATGGTGAGCAGGAGAAAGGAGGGGGCATGGGCTTATTCCTCAAGATCAAAAACTTCTTTACCGGCGAGGAAGAACCGGTCACTGACTTTCTCGTCTTGACCGGCGAGCTTAGCGCCGAGGTTAAGGTGCGCGAATTGGCTTTCGCGACGGCGGTCAGCAGGATTGCCCGGTCGCTGTCTAAGTGCGAAATCAGGACGTTTGAAGAAGGCGAGGAAGTCAAGAAGGATGACTACTATCGCTTCAACTTTGAGCCGAACCGCAACCAAAACTCAAGCGCATGGATGCAAGAATTGATCTGGCGGCTCTATTCAAAGAACGAGGCACTTGTCATCGAGTACGACGATCAGCTTTTGATCGCGGAAACCTTTACGACCGACGTCAAGGCAAAAGTAGACTGGACGTTCAAGGGGGTTGTGGTCAATGACTTTCAGTTTGATCGACCTTTCAAAATGCGCGAAGTTTTGTATTTCCGGCTCAACAATAACGACGTCAAAAAACTGGTCAACGGCATTTACGAAGCCTACGCAAAGATGATGTCGGCGGCCGTCGAGCACGCAAGTCGGACTGGGAGCGTCCGAGGCATCCTGAATATGCAAGGTCAGATGGCGGGGAGTGAAGGCGAGAAGAAACTTGCGACGGAGATGCTCAACGAACGATTTAAGCCGATGTTTGAGAGCAAGAACGCTGTCGTTCCGCTTCCGCAAGGCTTTACGTTTCAGGATTTGACGAAGGCGACTGAGCGGACGATCGGTGGCGGTGGCGGCATCACTCGCGACTACCGCGCCATGATTGACGACATTTACGACATGACGGCGATGGCGTTTGGCATTCCGCCTGTGCTTCTGAAAGGGCAGACGGCGGGCGTGAAAGAAGTCTTTGACATGTATCTCACGGATTGCATCGACCCTTTGGCCGATCTCATTGAAACGGAGATCAACCGGAGGATGTACGGCAAAGAGCAGGTGCTTAAAGGCACGCGTATCAAGATCGACACGTCGAACATCAAGCATCACGAGCTGTTCGAGATGGCAGGCTCAATCGAGAAGCTTGTCGGATCAGGAACCATGACCATCAACGACGTCCGAGATAGGCTCGGGCTCAAGAGGTCGGATGATCCCATCGCCGACAAGCATCTTATAACAAAGAACTTTGGAACGGCGGCTGAGATCGATGCAGCCGGAACAGAACAGAAAGGAGGGGCAACGGAATGAAGCTTCGACAAATGGCGACGACCATTGACGGTCAGCGCATTAGACAGTTGGCTTCGGCGAATAAAGACGGCGAGACGCTGAACCTATACATCTACGATGCGATAGAGGGAGACAGTTACGACTGGTGGACTGGCGAAAAGACGGAATCCGAAACGTCGGCCGCGTACTTCGGTCAAGTGCTTTCCGAACATCCGGACGTGAAGCAGATCAATCTCTTTGTCAATTCGCGTGGCGGCTCCGTCATTGAGGCGATGGGCATCCGGGCACACATGCTCAGGCATCCGGCGCAAAAGACGGCGTATGTCGACGGGTGGGCCGCATCGGCTGCGTCCTTTGTTTTGACCGGCTGCGACGAGATTGTCATGCTGACAGGCTCGATGCAGATGCTCCACAGCATGTGGGTGCTTGTCATCGGCAGCGCAAAAGAACTGCGCAAGGCCGCAGACGATCTTGACCGCATGATGGCGGGCAACAAGCAGATGTATCTCGAACGTGCCGGCGATAAGCTCACGCCCGAAAAACTTGACGAAATGATGGACGCCGAGACATGGCTCACGGCGGATGAATGTGTCGAATATGGGCTTGCAGATCGCGTCATGGCGGCGGCCGAGTACAAAGAGATCAAGCAGTGCGTACCTACCGGTCAACTGACAGGAATCATTCATGCCGGGCAAACTGATCTGAACCCGCAACAAAAAATTGAACCGCCCGATGGGCAAGAACCGCCGGAAGACGATCCGGCACAACAAGAAGATAGTAAGCGCCAGGAGGGCGCTAATTTTTTGGCTGCATTAGCGAAGGCAGCGGAAAGGAAGGACAAATGAAATCTTTGGACGTTAAGAAAAAAGAAAAGAACGAGCTGCTTGCCAACGCGATGCAGCTCATGAAGGACGGCGATGTTGAGCAGGGAGCCGAGATGCTTGTCGGTTACTGGGAATCTGTCGCCGAGGAGTTGCAGGAAGCGCAGCGCGATTATGTCGCGTCGAACGATCAGCGCATCCTTGCAGAGCGTGGTGTCAGGACTTTGACCGCCGAAGAGAATCAGTTTTATGGTGATCTGATCGGCGCGCTCGAGGGCACTGATTACGTACAGGCAGTCACAGGGATGAACCTGACGATCCCCACGACCATCATGGAGGACGTTTTCGCGAGTCTCAAAGGCTCGTACCCGATCCTCAATTACATCGATTTGCTGTACCTGCCCGAGAACGTGAAGTTTGTCTACAACACGGCAAGCAGGGACAAGGCGCAATGGGGCGCGGTCGGCGCAACAATCTCGAAAGAGATCACGGGAGCGCTTGCGTCAATCGATGTCGGCGAAGATCAGCTGACGGCATTTATTTACGTCTCGAGACCCATGCTCAAGCTTGGTGCGGCATGGCTTGACCGCTATGTACGCACATTGCTCGAGGATTCGCTCAGCTACGGACTGGAAGACGGCTTTGTTAACGGCACCGGAAAGAATCAGCCTGTCGGTATGATCCGCGACTTAAGTGCCGCGATTGATCCTGGCACGGGATATTCTGCCAAGTCTGCCACGGCTCTCAACAGCTTCAGCGTTGCGAACCTTGGCGCGGTTCTTGCGACGCTTAGGGTGGACGCTTCCGGGCGTGATCGCTCGATCGGCGTACCGTTCTTCGCGTACAATCCGGCGGACGAGGTCAAGGTGACGAAGGCGCGCAAGGTGCTCGGCTCCAACGGCTACATCGACGTGGTCCCGTATGCGATTGACTTTATCGAGTGCCAGAGCGTCGCTCAAGGCAAGGCCATCATCGGTATCAAGGGACGCTATCTCGGAACCTTAGCGAGTCCGAGCGAAGGACAAATCCAGACGAGCGACGAATACAAGTTCCTGGAGCAAAACAGGACGTATGCCGTCGCATTGCTTGGCAACGGCACACCGAAAGACAACACGTCGTTTGCTTACGTGGATATCACGAACCTTGAGCCTTTCGTGCCGGAGGTTAGAAACGTGGCTGTCCAGACCGACCCTGATACCAAGGTTCAAATTCTCTCCTTGGTCCAGAATAGCGGTACGTCCGGCTCTGCTGACACAACGGCAATCGAGATTAACTTTGACAAAGATGTTACCGGCCTCGCAGCAAGCCATATCACGCTGGCTGCCGGTACCGGCGCGGCGACGAAGGGGACACTGTCAGGCTCCAAGAAGAAGTGGACGCTTGCGATCACACCGACCACCGAGGGCACTGTGTCGCTTGCGTTTAGTGGACTGCTCGGATACGAATTCCCGCCCATCCCGGCGTTCGTCACCATCTTTAAGGCGGGCACATAAGGCGGTGACTTATGGCTGACAAGAAACCTGTAACGAACAAGGACCAGGCCGCTAGGCCAGAGGCAGTAAAGCCAATTAAGGATCAGCGGTACGAGGTCCTTGTCTCATTCTCGGATGACAAGGACAACTTCAGTGTCTATATCGCCGGTCGAGACATCTACCCACGCGAAGGGTATAAACCATCAGAAAAGCGCTTGGAGTATTTACTCGGCAGCGAGAACAACTTCAAGCGCCCGGTCATTGAACCGATCGATTAGGAGGTAAGCCGGATGATCTCAGGAGAGCTGTTAGGCAACTTGCTGTCGGTCGTCCGGCAGCATCTCGGGTACACATGGCCCGACGCAGAGATCGATCAGAAGTTGGGTGAATACATCAAGGACGGTGTCGCGTATCTCGAACGCATCGCGGGCGGGAACGCGCTCACCTTTGACGAGGGAACGGGCGAGCGGCGTTTGCTGAAGGATTACGTCTTTTACGCGAACTCGCTCCAACTCGACACCTTTTACGTCAATTACTTGCACGATCTCAACTCCTTCCAACTTGAGCAGGAAAGGATAGCGTATGAGCGGACCAAAGAATCCACTGAATGACGGAGTCTTGACGGTCTACGAGGTGATCGATGCCGGTTTGCCCGGTGAGATGCCGAAAAAGGCTGTCAGACAAAAGTATCGCCTGCGCTATGACGAACGAGTGGTCGGCATGAACCGGTACTGGGTGGCGAAACAAGCGTCAGCGACGATCCACATGATGGTGCGCTGTCATCGCCTCGATGACGTGACGACACATGATGTGGTGAGCCTCCGGGACGGCAAACAGTACGACATCGTGCAAATCCAGTATCCGCCGGACATCTTTCCGCGGATGATGGACTTGTCGCTCGAGCGTCGTGCTGACAAGTACGACATGACCGAGCAGATCAATGCCATCGGTGATGTGTATACGGACTTTCCACAGCCACCGTATAAGGTTGGGGACGTTTGGTACATGCCCGAGCTTACCGTCGACTACTGGCTCAACAGCGGCTTGACCGTCGATCAAGTGATGGCGCTCGGAATCACTGTGGACGACAGGATGGGTGGCAATTCATACGTCTGCATCAACAGCAGAGAGACCGGGAGTTTTACGCGATCCGACTGGATGATTACAGGCTCGACGGACAAGGTGGTGGAGGTGCCGACATGATGAACCAAGAAGAACTCAAGGCGATTCTGCTAGAGCTCGATCCACATCTCAAGAAATACTTTTGGAACGGGTCAGGCGAAGACTACACGGTGTGGACGCCTCATCATCCGAGCACGTCGATGAGTGACAACCTGCCGGAGGATCGGCTGATCAAGGTCACAATTGACCGGTACACAAAGAACGAAAGCGACGACCTGCACTTGCGGCTGATTGACCGCTTGGAGCAGGAATATGTCGCAATGGACGAACCGTTGACGGTTTACGAATCGGACACGGGATATTTCCACCACATTGTCGA